AATCCTAAAGCAATTCATATTTTGGAACAAAACCTAGATAAAATTAATTGGTATGGGTTATCAGAAAATCCAGATGCCATTCATCTACTCGAACAATATCCAGACAAAATTGATTGGTATTGTTTATCATTTAATCCAGCAGCCATTCAATTGTTGGAACAAAACCTGGACAAAATTAGTTGGTTTTATTTATCTTCAAATCCTAAAGCAATTCATATTTTAGAACAATATCCAGACAAAATTGATTGGTTTATGTTATCAAGTAATCCAGCAGCCATTCATTTATTAGAACAAAAGCCAGACAAAATTATTTGGAAAATGTTATCAAGCAATCCAGCAGCGATTCATTTGTTGGAACAAGATCCAGACAAAATTAATTGGTTTTGGTTATCAAGCAATCCTAAAGCAATTCATATTTTAGAACAAAATCCAGACAAAATTCATTGGTGGATGTTATCAAGAAATCCAGCAATCTTTACTTATGATTATAAATATATCGCAGAACATAGATGGCCTATCAATAAAGAAATTATTCAAAACCGTTTCCATCCCAAGAATATGAAATACTTTGCTGGATGGGGTATTGAAGAATTTGATGATTATGAAGAATAAAAAAATTGAATTGATTTTATTTTTTACTATTTATAAACACAATAATTATAACAATAACAATGTCGCATCATTATTATACATTATTAAATTGGATTCCTCTTAAGAAACTTAATTGGGTTTCTTTATCAGCAAATCCAGCAGCCATTCATTTGTTAGAACAAAACCCAGACAAAATTGATTGGTATTGGTTATCAGCAAATCCTAAAGCAATTCATTTAATAAGCGAAGCGCTCGAACAAAACCCAGACAAAATTAATTGGTATTGGTTATCAGCAAATCCTAAAGCAATTCATATATTGGAACAAAATTTAGACATAATTGATTGGAAATATTTATCAAGCAACCCAGCAGCCATTCATTTAATAAGCGAAGCGCTAGAACAAAACCCAGACAAAATTGATTGGTATTTGTTATCAAATAATCCAGAAGCAATTCATCTTCTAGAACAAAATCCAGACAAAATTGATTGGTGGTATTTATCAGGAAATCCAGCAGCTATTCATCTTTTGGAACAAAACCCAGACAAAATTAATTGGTTTGAGTTATCAAATAATCCTAAAGCCATTCATTTATTAGAACAAAATCCAGACAAAATTAATTGGTATATGTTATCAAGCAATCCAGCAGCTATTCATTTACTCGAAAAAAATCCAGACAAAATTAATTGGTTTGGGTTATCAATAAATCCATCCATTTTCGCTTATGATTATAAACATATTGCAGAACACAGATGGCCTATCAATAAAGAGATTATTCAAAACCGTTTCCATCCCAAGAATATGAAATACTTTTCTGGATGGGGTATTGAGGAGTTTGATGATTATGAAGAATAATCATAAAACGCAACTGGTGAATTTATATAGGTAATATATGTGGTGGACGATGAAAGATGCCTTTATTACTTTATCAGTTAGTTATGCCAAATTTTTCATTTAGAATGCTAGAAATATTTGTTGTTTTTCTTTGTAACCTAGTTTTAACTTGATATGTGTTAGATGGAATAATTTTATTGGTAATAATAAAGTCATCATTATCTTCGTGTAACTCTGGTAAAATTCTAGTTAATGGTTTATCAACAATTAAAAATAATCGTTCATTTCTTAATAATGACCTATATTCTTGAATGGATAAATTGCCATAATATTTTTCTAACATATAATACGGATTAGGAGCAGGTTTAATATTTTTATTATAATCATAAATTTTAGCATAAATATGATTAAACAAATGATAACGTTCAAATTTCGTTGAGCTATCAATATTTTCATTCATTAAATATGCCGTTCCACATTCAGGGCTACAAAAACAACCATAAACGTGATATGTCCCATTAATAAAATGTTTTGGAATATAAATAGGTGGGTTATCGAATTCACACGTATCCCAAAAACACGCGGAACGTTTATTATTTATATTATTAATATGTAAATTATTTTCTAATTGTTTTAACTTTTTCCATATTTCTTTATTAACATCTTTACAGACAACGCTAGTATCGTCACTATAAATATCATTATCATTTTCCAAATTAGACTTATTTATGGAGGAATTATCATTTTGCATATTTAAATTATCATTACATATAATTCCATATGTTAAATTATGTTTATTGCTTATATTATTATAACTTTCATTAAAATTATAAGATTCAATAAACCCATTATTTTGAGAAGTATTTTGTAATTCTTTCATAGAACATTTTAAATGTAAAATAATATTTGGTTTTTCTTCTTTCTGTGGAATATTAGTTATAACTTGTTGAACTATTTTACCACCTTTTGGTTTTCTTCCTCTTTTTTTACAAGTGGGTTTTTCACAATTAGTATCTATATTAGAAATAACAATATTATTTGTATCTATATTTAAATTATTATCTATTAGTAATTGATTGTCTTCTAATAGTTGATTGTCTTCTAATAGTTGATTGTCTTCTAATAGTTGATTGTCTTCTAATAATTCATTTTCATTTATTAATAAGTTTCCTGTTTCACTTGGAGTATATTTATTAATATCATTATTATTATTATTTTCTAGTTCATTCACATTTAAACTAATTGTATCTTTTGTATCTTTAATTAACTCCATATTTAAAGAAGCCATTAACTCTTTTTTTGACTTCCTTCCTCGTTTAGCCTTTGTAGTATCCGTTTCCGTCTTCTTCACAATAGTTGTTACCATTTTTATTAATATATTGTATATATATATCAATTTAAATTGTTTTATAATATATTAAAAAATAACTTGTATCTTTTATTTTACATAACATATTCTACATACTGGTATATAATTATCTGAGCCAACAAGCGTTTGTTCTTTTTCATCACTAATTCGTTTAGAAAAGATTCCAGGATTTCCATTTTTACACAAACTACATATAGATGTTAGTTTAGTTACTTTATCACATAATGGAATCAAATCTAAAATTTCACCAAATTTTTGTCTTTTAAAATCCCCATCTAATCCACATATATATACTTTTTTTTTATTAATATTGGATATCATATCTTCAACAAAATGATATAAATCAGGAAAGAATTGACCTTCATTTATAAGTATCACTTTAGAAAAATATACATCCTCATTTTCATATATATCAAATAAATTTGTTGTTTTAATACACGGGATTTTTATTTTATCATGAGTTGATAATAAATCTCCAGAATCATATCTTGTATCAATAGAATGATTAATTACAGCAACAGGAATATTACATAACTTACACTGTTTATAAATTTCAACTAACCTACTGGTTTTACCTGAGTACATTGGTCCTAATATTATTTCAAGATATCCACTTTCATAAAGAGAATTCATGTTATTAAATATATTCATTAAATATAAGTAATATTTAATTTTCAATTTTTATTTTTATAAAAAAAATTTGGATGTTTGTGTGTAAAATATATTAAATAATTAGCGTATATATAATTAAATGAGTAGTAGCGGAATACCATACACAGAAAAATATAGACCTGTCAAATTTGAAGATATTGTTTTAGACCCTCTTAATAAGACAATTCTACAAAATATTATTGAAACATCCTATTTTCCTAATTTATTATTTTACGGCCCTCCTGGAACAGGCAAAACAACTACTATTATTAATTTAGTTAGTGCATATCAGGAAAAACTAAATCAAAAGAACAAAGAATTAATGATTCATTTAAACGCATCAGATGAAAGGGGTATAGATATTATTAGAAGTCAAATTAATCAATTTGTAAATTCAAAGACATTATTTAATCAAGGTATGAAATTCGTTATCTTAGATGAAGTTGATTATATGACAAAAAATGCCCAACAAGCATTGCGATATCTTTTACAAAATTATTCAGTATCTGTTCGTTTTTGTTTAATATGTAATTATATAAGTCGTATTGATGAAGGACTACAGAATGAATTTTTACGATTAAAATTTAATCAACTTCCTGAAAAAGATATAATTAAGTTTTTAACACATATATCATCATCAGAGAAACTAAATTTAACTGAAAAATCATTATATTTGATTCAAAAATTACATAAATCGGATATTAGAAGTATGATTAATTTTATACAATCAAATCAAAATATAAAAGAAGATAATATATATATTATTGATGATAATGTGTGGAGCAATTTATATAAAATGTTTAAAAAAGGAGATGATATAAATAAGTTATTGCTATTTGTGAATAATACAAGTATAACATATAATATCGATAAAAAAAATATAATAAAGGATTTTTTTAATTATATTATTCGTAATTGTGAAATCAATAATGTTCCTGAATATTTAAAATTTGTTGAAAATATAATACATTTTGAAGATTGTAAAAATAGTTATTATATAAGCTATTCAATAGTAAAATTATCGGCGTTACTAAAGGAATTATAATGTGACATCCTTAATTGTAATTTTAACATAAAATCGTTAGGAGGAGAACTCTTTGATGGATCAAAAAAATGTTGCTTTAAGCTGTATTCATTATAACTAAAGTCTTCCTTCTTGTTTGTAGGTGAGGTTTGTGAAATAGGGATTACCTTACTTGTTTCGTTTATAACGCATAATTTGAAACTATTCATCTCTATATTTATATCAAAAGAAAATAATTGAAATAAATTAACTTAAAGAATATAAAGATATATTCCCAAAGTAATATAGATATGGACATAGGTTTAACCACAATTAATAATACTATAGACGATGAATGGTTATCATTTATTTCCTTAAAATATGATAATACAATAAGTGATGATGAAAATAATAATACAAGTTATGAAAATAAAGACCAAGAATTAAATTCAACTGAAACATTTATAACACAAACTGCTCCTGAACCAAGCGATATATATATTTCTACAAAGTCTAAAATTGCGTATCTTGAACAACCTATTGACTTGAAAATATTTTGGGATATTCCTATTATTCCTTATGCTAGTCCAATTAACGGAGTTATTAAAAAACAGATTAAACTAAACTCTAAAACACCAGAAGATTTAGAAATTGTTCAAACTAGACTGAAAAATGAATTATATTATGAACAACATATTATGTCTCATATTGATAATCCTAATGGGCGTATTAAATTTAAAGATATTCGTAAGATTACGATTGGTATATCAAAAAAAGATATGACAACATATCGTTCAAAGAAAAAACAAGCATTTTATAATTGTTTTGTTATGATAATACGAATTAAGTTAGACAATATATTTAGAGAATTTCATATTAAGGTTTTTAATACAGGCAAATTAGAAATACCTGGAGTTCAAAGCGAAGAAATGTTTGAAACAGTCCTACATAATATTATTAGTATTTTACAACCATTTCACGATTATGTCTTATCATATAAACAAAAAAGTGATACAGTGTTAATTAATTCTAATTTTAACTGTGGGTTCTTTATTAATAGAGAGACGTTATATGATATACTTAGAAATAAATATAACATTCAAGCTATATACGACTCTTGTTCATATCCAGGTATCCAATGTAAATTTTATTATGATAATGATATTGGGGTTCAGACTGGAATGCAAATATCAAAAGAAAATAAAGAAATATCTACAAATATTACCGAAGTTTCGTTTATGATTTTTAGAACAGGAAGTGTATTAATTGTTGGAATGTGTGATGAGAATATTATTCACGATATTTATCAATTTTTAAAGGCTCTTTTAAAAACTGAATTTAAATCTATATGTCAAAAAATTATTAATAATGACACTTTAAATACAAAAGATAAGAAAAAGAAAATACGAAAAAAGATTATTTATATTGATAATGGGGTTATAAACGATGTTAATAACGATGATAATAACGAGGTTATAAACAATAATAATAACGATTATATCGCTTGATAGTCAATACTATGCAAAAATCCACTCCACTAATTTATCTAATTCATTATTATTTATAAAATTATTTAATTCAGAGTCATAAATATTCTGTTTTATTTTCATATCATCTAATTTTTTTATTAAATTGATTTTTTCAATAAAATTATCTAATAATTTAAAAAAATCGTCTATTTCTATTTTCTTGTCTGAAAGTACGCTTATAAATAAGTATATACAATCATTTGTTTTTTTATTCATTTTTGATTTATTTAATTGCTTACTTATAAGTTCTATGGAATCGCAACATAAGTTTATATATTCTATTTTGGTTTCATATTTAAATTCCTTATGATTTATAATAAATTGAATAATATTCTTATATATATATTTATATGAATTAAAAAATACCAATAAGTTTTGTTCGTTTATATTTGGCTCTATGATATTTCTCTTATATTCATTATTTATTTCATAAATCGTCTTTTTATACACAAATAATACCGCATCTCTTGAACTTAAATTTAAAAAACTAACATTCTCATCCGATATTTGTTCTATAAATTCAATGTAATAATAAATTGCTTTTTGTGTATGATAAAATGTTAGTTCAAGATTTTTCGTATAATAAAATAATATTGAAAATACGTGTATTAAGGTTTCTAACCCTCTTTGAAATATAAACTTATAATAAGGCTTGTTTTTCATAGTTATTTTTTCTGCTATTAAACGCATATATTCAATTATTATTATAACAAATTTTGTTAGTATATCTTGAATGGTATTCTCTATAATAGGCTTATAATTCCCCACATTATATAATAAAGTATTTAAATCGCTTGGCGAAGTTTGCGATATTTTCTTTTTCATTTATTATACATATTTATTTAAAATATATTTATATTTAAATTAATATATATAATTAGTATTTAAAGACTTTAAATTTAATTCTTATATAAATGTCTTCTTTTGAACAAAAACCTGGACAAGCTCCTGCTCCTTCTCAAATACCCTCTCAACCATCTGTTGCTACTAACAACTCTAATTATCGTCTCCCAAGCGACATTACTTTTCAACACGCTGGTAAATTAGCAATTGTTGAAGATAAACCTATTTTATTAGATTATTGGACTGATTCTCTTGATAAGAAAGCGCTTATTGGTATTAGAGAATCTGGTGAAAAATTGCTTGTAAAGTCAGCCGAAGAATATACATCACCGATTGCTAAGTTTTATAAATCTGGGACAGAATATATTATTATTACTGAGAACTCTATTTATATTGTTTCTAGTGAAATTGCGAATAAAAGAATTTCTTAAAATGGTGTGCATTTTGTAAGTGATTATTGTTAAATATTTATTACATATTTTCTTATTTATACTTTAATTATTTTTATTTTTGAAAAATAATTACCTACATAAATGTTATAAATGTTATAAATGTTATAAATGTTATAAATGTTATAAATGTTATAAATGTTATAAATTTATACATCAGGAATAGTAAAAAGTTTTATAAATCTCCTTATCGCCTTTGATGGGTCTATATTTTCTGGATGCATTTTATCAAATAAATATATTCTCTTATAACAACCTTTACCAGGATGAGCAGTTGTTGAAAGAATCGAATGAATGGTTCTAGGACCTGTTGCGGATAAAGATAATGTTCTTAACGATGTTCTAAATGGAATTGGTATATTCATTTATATTTTATAGCAATAAAATAAAAATATTTTATTTTATAGCTATATTGTTGATATAAAATTAGTATAGAGAGGAGCTAACATTTGCTGAATTATTATACAATTTTCTATTGAATGTGCTTCGTTATTACCTGTTTGATTTCCACCTGATGATTGATTTTTATATGAATCATAACTTATTCCATAAAACATAATACATAAAAATGCAATTGGAGATATTAACGTACCTGAATCTGTGGTATTACTATTATTTGTATATTTAATTTTCGTGGGAACTAATCTAGTACCATTATATTCAGTATAAATTTCTATTGTTACTTGTGTAGTTGATGAAGATGCATAGGAAAAAGAATAAGTGGTTATATATGTTGAACCATCAGTTAAATCTGATAAAGTTCCTTCTTGTAAAGAACAATTTATATTACTATATGTAAGAGTAGTGGTTATATTTACCGTATAAGTTTCTTTGACTGTATTTGTGGTAAAATTAAAACTAACATTTGTAGTTTCCGTTTCACTTGTATTATTTACACATGTAGGTTGACTAAAACCATAAACATAAATCAGTGTATATGTTTCAGTATCACTTGAACTTAATTTATTTGAAAATTCTACATAGTTATTTTCTCCACAAGAAGTAGAATATGCAAATGTAAATAACGAATAAGTAAAATTATCTATTGTATATCCTATATAACCTTTATTGTCAATTTGAACGTCAGATGGATCACTAGCAAATGTAGTTGAAATGTGTCCACAATCACCATCAGATGTATTATAATAGTTTCCCATACTATTATCATTATATATATTTTGTGGAGGACCTACAATTACATTTTCAGTGGTTGAACTATCGCTACTAGATAAAGTAACTTTAAAAGTATTTGTATTTTCATCGCCATAATAAACTGCTGTATAAGTAGTCTTCATATAATTTATAAATAAATAAAAATAATTATTTATACGATTTAATTAACATTTATTTTTTATTTTTTATTTACATAATATTCTTAAATGATATATAATAAAATAATATATTATGTTATAGTATAAATGTCAAATTCAAATTACAAAGTATTTAGAACAGGTTCGAATAGTTATGGGCAATTTTGGTTTGG